GGATTTACAGAATCTTGGGGAGAAGGTATGTTACATAAAACTGGTTTTACCAAAAAATCTATGTCACAAATATTAACTTCTTTAGGATTTGATGCTCAAGTAAATTCAGATGGCGGAGAAATAGTGACAATATTATTTAAAGGAGAACCTCCTTTGGATGCGATTGCTGATCCAGAATTAATTATAGCTTAAAAAAATGAACTTAGAAATTATACTTAGAACTCACGACCAATCAAATATTCATAAAGACCGAGAACGGTATTGTAATAAACCTAAAAAAGAATTAATATTAGGTTGTTTAGCGTCTTTAATAAATGCTGCAAATACATTATCATTAGATCCCGAAAATACTGTAAGATTTAAAATATTGGATGATCACAGTTCTCCAGAATTAATTCAAGGTATTCATTGGGCATTTGAAAAATCTTGGTGGCCATATGAATTGTTTAGTTTGCTTGAAAAAGGACATCAATATTCTGGTTTAAAACAATTTGAATTTGCTCGAGGTTCTCAAGCGGATTTAGTGTATATCATTGAAGATGATTATCTACACCATCCTTGGGCTCTTTTAGAAATGATTGAATCATATAAAATATTTATAGAAAAAAGTGGCAAAGAAGTTGTAATGTATCCATTTGATATGCCAGATGATTATTCTCCCCCTTGGATGGAACCTTGTTATGTGGTTCATGGTTCTAGAAGGCATTGGAGAACTGGCACATGGACAACATTTACAATGCTAGGCCGGCCTCAAATGTTTAGAGACCATTGGCCAGTATTTGAAAAACTAGGCAGTCAATATGATGGTAAAAATGTTCATGAAGGAAATACAATTTGTGATATATGGAGAAATCATGTATTGCGATTTAGTCCAATTCAAAGTTTAGCCTTGCATATGCAATTTGATACTCAAAAAGATCCTTATATTGATTGGGAAAAATGGTGGGAAGAATACGCAAATTTTGCTCCTATGGAAGGTTATGTTACGGAAGACACCTATAAATCAAAAGAAATCCTTCAAGCATAAATAGCCAATAAAATCTTATATTTTGAGGATTCCATGGCAACCATCACCAGTAGACAACATTTCAAAGACTATTGCCTCCGTAGGTTAGGATTTCCAGTTATAGAGTTAAATCTCGATGACGACCAAGTTGAAGATAGAATAGACGATGCCCTTCAATATTGGCAAGACTATCATTTTGATGGCCTTCAAAAAGTCTATTATGTTCATCTAGTTACACAAACCGATATCAATAATCGGTATCTAGATTTAAGTAATGTTCAAGACAGCCAAAATAATTCACTACAAATCGTTGGTGTAACTCGTATATTTCCAATACAAGATTCTCAAGCAACCATTAATATGTTTGACCTAAGATACCAGCTTCGTCTAAACGAACTGTATGACTTTACATCTGCGTCATATATCAACTATACTCTCACAATGCAACACCTACGGTCGCTAGAACTTTTATTTACTGGTGAAGTTCCTATTCGTTACAATCGTCATATGCAACGGTTGTTAATTGATTGGGGTTGGGGCCAATCAGAAGCACCTGTTGGTACAGTAGTTGTGGCAGAATGTTATGCAACACTTAATCCAGAAGTTTATAATCAAATGTGGAATGACCGTTGGTTAAAAGAATATGCCACAGCACTGATTAAAAGAATGTGGGGCAACAATCTCAAAAAATTCTCTGGCATCACACTACCAGGTGGTGTTATGTTAAATGGTGACAAAATTTATGAAGAAGCTATAGGTGAAATAGAAAAACTTGAATCTGAAATGCAAGTCGAATATGGCGCACCCTTAGAATGGTATTTGAACTAACATGCCAACTAGTCAGTATTTTAACAACTATAACTCGCAATATACAGAGCAGAGGCTTGTAGAGGATCTTATTGTTGAATCCATCAAAATAATGGGTTTTGATGGCATGTATTTAACAAATGATAATGACCAAGCTCGTGATCTTTTGTATGGTGAAGATCCAGTTAAAAAATTTACATCAGCGTTTCCTGTTGAGATGTATCTTTCTGAAGCTCTCAATTTTACTGGTGATAAAGAATTCTTTTCTAAGTTTGGTCTAGAAATTAAAAACCATACTAAAGTATTGGTAACAAGAAGGTCGTTCGGCCAAAGAGTTCCACAAAATAAATTTACACGACCAAGAGAAGGCGATTTGATTTGGATACCTTTTCTTAATGGCACTGGTGAATTATACGAAATCACTTTTACAGACCAAGACAAAGACTTCTACATGCTTGGTCGACCAGCACCATATTTCTATGAATTACATTTAGAGAAATTCAAGTTTTCTAGTGAATTGTTGGCAACAGGTGTGGCTGATATTGATGATGCGGCTACGCAAGCAACATATTCTATACAACTCAGCCTTGGTGCTGGCACAGGCGATTATCAACGTGGTGAAATTGTATATCAATCAAGTGCTAATACACAAGCCAATGCAACCGCTGTGGCAATCGTACAATCGTTTGTAGCAAGTAAAAATACAGCAACAGCCAATACATTGGTTGTTTCTAATATTGCTGGTGAATTTGCTGAAGGATCACCATTTAAAGTTGTTGGCGCCACAAGTAATGCACAATATGTATTATCTTCATACAATCCATTAAGTGATAATGTTGAAGATGATACTTATGATAACTATGTAATTGAAACCTCAGCAAATTCTATTGTTAATTTTTCTGAAACTAATCCTTTTGGTAGCATCTAATGGCAAACGTATTTTACAATCGAGCTTTGCGTAAGTATGTCATAGGATTTGGCAATTTATTTAAAGATATTACGCTAGTTCGATACAATCCAGATTTAACAGAAGCACAAAGAATGATTGTGCCAATTATCTATGCGCCCAAAGAAGATTATGTAACTCGTTTGCAAACTGATCCTAATTTAGATAAAAAAACACAAATTACTTTACCAAGAATGTCGTTTCAATTAAACGGCTTTACATATGATGCTTCTCGTAAACAAAATACCAATGTTAAAAATTTTGTAAATTCTGGTGGTAATTTAATATCTCAATACAATCCTGTACCATATAATTTTGATTTTGATTTATATTTGTATGTGCGCAATATAGAAGATGGTACACAAGTCATAGAACACATACTTTCTTATTTTACACCAGATTATACATTAAAATTGAACATGATACCTGAAATGGGTATCGTTAAAGAAGTTCCTGTTATTTTAAATTCAACAACACAAGAAATTGATTACGAAGGTAACTCTGAGAGAGATACCCGTGTTATTATATGGACATTAAATTTCACAGTCAAAGGCCACATCTTTGGTAAAATATCGAATACTGGTGGACCAATTACACACTCAATTACAAACATTTATACTAAAATTAGTGAAGAAGATATTTTAGAATTCACAATTGATCCTTCTTCTGGTCTTGGAACATATCAAATTGGTGAAATTGTATATCAAGGATATTCTGGACCATTAGCGATTGCTACAGGTAAAGTGGTGTCTTTTAACAATAATATATTACAATTAAAAAACATTAATGGAAATTTCATTTCTTCATTACCAATACAATCAAGTATTTCAAATTCAAATTATAAATTTACATCTTACAACCCAACACCAGTTAAATTGGCTCAAATAGATATAACACCTAATCCTGCAAACGCAAACATTTCAAGTAATTGGACCGCTAACACAAGTATAACAGAATTTCCAGACACTATATAATAATTATGAATGATATGAATAAAAAATTAGCCGATGTGTTTGATGTGACACCGGTACCTGATGAACCAAAAAAAGACAAGTTGCCTGTTCTACAACAACATTATAATGATCCTGATTTAAAACAGGACCTTACTGACGCTTATCAGCAATCAAAAGAAAACCTTCAAGGTATTATTGACCAAGGCAAAGAAGCCATGGAAGAAATATTGGAAATTGCCAAAGCTGGCCAACATCCACGAGCATTTGAGGTGTACGGCACATTACTTAAAAACATGGTAGATGCCAATAAAGAATTACTCAATATACAAAAACAAATTCGTGAAATGGACGAAGAAAAGAAAAAACAGACTGGCACAAACATTGATAAAGCCATATTTGTTGGTTCTACTTCTGAATTAGGTAAATTATTAAAAGGTAAAATGTGAAATTATTTTGTGTGATTGCTTTTCATTATGAAGAAAAAAGATTAGAAAATTTTTACAATACATATAAAAATCTTTCTAGTATACCAGATATTCATATTGTTGTTGATAGTAATGTTCGTTTTGACAATGACATACAAATTAATTGTTATGATTTAAGTGATCCATATTATCTTACTTGGCAACATAAAAATTATATGCCAACCTTTTCTAAAACAAATTTTACACATTTTGCATATCTAGAAGGTAATTTAAATGTTTTGGAAACGACATTTAAATATTGGACAACAACAAGAGAATTATTTAAACGTAATAATTTAAATTTTATACCTGCTGTTCATCGTGTGCAAATAGGAAAAGATGGAGAACTATATTCTTTAGATTGTACAAAGAAACCAATTAATCGACCAATTGTTACAGTTGAAAATCAAAAATTTATTTCTCTTTTTGAACCATATCAAGGCATGTTTATTATGGATCAAGAAATGGTCGAAGAACACATTACTTCAAATTACTTTAAAATTGGCCAAAAAGGATGGTACGGTATAAGAGAATCAGCCAATTTAGGCAATATGTATATCAATGTGCCTGGTGGATATGAACATAGAGCATTGTTACCAATAAATAACCTATCCGATTGTTGTGTTGTTCATTATGGCACCGAGTATCATAGTGATCCATTATCACCACACGGCAAAATAAAATTAAACGAGTTGTTGGATGCCAGCAAAAATTAAAGATTCATATCGTGATAATCCTCTACTTAAACGAGTAGGAGTTCAAATACCTTTTACTGAAGAACAAGTAGAAGAATATGTGAAATGCGCACAAGACCCAATTTATTTTGCCAAATACATTAAAATTATTACACTAGATGAGGGTGTTGTTCCTTTTAAAATGTATGATTTTCAAAAGGATATGATTAACACTTTTCACAATAATCGTTTTACAATCATGAAATGTCCACGACAGGTTGGTAAAACAACCACAACGGTGGCATATCTTCTTTGGACAATTCTTTTTAAAGATTCTCAATCAATTGCAGTTCTTGCCAACCGTGGCGAAACTGCTCGTGGTATTCTTGGTAAGTTACAATTAGCATATGAAAATTTACCAATGTGGTTACAACAGGGGGTTGTGGAATGGAACAAAGGTCGTATTGAACTAGAAAATGGTTCAGTCATTGTCGCCTCGTCTACATCATCTTCAGCGGCTCGTTCTGGTTCGTTTAACATTGTTTTCTTAGACGAGTTTGCTTTCGTGCCATCCAATATTGCCACAGAATTCTTTACTTCTGTTTATCCTGTGATTACTGCTGGTACCAAAACAAAGATTATTATTGTTTCTACACCTAATGGTATGAATCTGTTTTATAAAATCTGGACAGATGCCATAAACAAACGAAACAACTATGTGCCGTTTGAAGTTCATTGGTCAATGGTACCAGGTCGTGATGAGGCTTGGAAAGAAGAAACAATTAAAAATACCTCTGAACATCAGTTTAGGCAAGAGTTTGAAACCGAATTCTTGGGTTCTTCCAATACACTTATTGCTGGTACTAAATTACAGCAACTAACCTATAAAGAACCTGTTGCTCAACACGACATGATGAAAATTTATGAATATCCTGTCAAAGGTGATGATGAAGCCACCAAAGACCACTTATATGCAATCTGTGTAGATGTTTCAGAAGGTCGTAACTTAGACTGTTCGGCTTTCTCGGTGTTTGATATTTCTACCACTCCGTACCGGCAGGTG